TTGGCAATAAAAGCGAATCAACAGATATCTATATGCTGTCAATCACTGTGTGATAAGTATGTAGTTGAAGAATATATTAATACACTTGAACGTGAGCTTTATGATTTGCGAAAGTATGTTTTAGAACTTGAAGAAGAAATGAAATAACCATTGACATTTAGTAAAAAATGTTGTATAATATAAAATCTAAATTAAGGAAAGAACTATGAGTAATGTAATTGAGTTCCCAATGGACCGAGTACGTATAAGCCCGAGTAGTGAAGACTTCTTTTTGAATTATGGTATCGCATTGGGCAAGGCTTGGCTCGCCGATGGAATTGTACAGCAGTCAATTGACTTGGAGGAAGAGACCTCACGGGTTCTCGAGCAAGCAAAGGCTATTGAAGAACAATCACAACGCGTTCTTGACCTTATGACAGATTTAGAAAACTATTAAATTATGAATATTTTTATCTTAGACAACGATCCAGTCAAAGCAGCTCAAGATCAGTGCGACAAGCATGTCGTAAAAATGATTATTGAGTCTGCACAGATGTTATCAACCGTTCATCGTATGTTGGATGGCAAAATGGAACGCAGACCTTCTAAGTCTGGTTCTATGTTAAAATATTATTACGTTGAAGACAGTCGCGAAGATACACTCTACAAAGCCTGTCATCACAATCATCCATCTACTGTATGGACGAGAGAATCAAAAGCCAACTATGATTGGCACTATAAACACTTTGTTGCGTTATGTGATGAATATACTTATCGTTATGGTAAGATCCATATGACAGATACTAAATTAAGAAAAGCATTAAAACAAATTCCAAATAATATACCAGATTTAGGACCAACTAAATTTAAGTTAGCTATGGGTTCTAATCCTGAGTGTATATTTGAGGATGCCGTTAAATCGTATCGCGCTTTTTACCATACCAAAGAAGAAAGATTTAAATTGGTTTGGAGTAAAAGACCGATTCCTGACTGGTGGCAAGGTCAGAGATTAGCTTAATTATAATTAGTAATATAACCTGGAGTGTATATGGAAAAGTTATCTGAACAATTGCTTAAAGATGCAAACAATCGTTTCATTGATAAGAACGAACTGTTAGAGGCATGTCTATCAACTTTAACTGCCGATCAGTTATATGAAATGGCAATTCAACATGGATTCCTCCTAACGAAGGAAGACGTTAGTGCTGAATTGTTAGATCAATCAAAGTCATCTCAGGAAAAGATTATTGACGCAGTCTTAGCAAGACATGGAGAATAATATGGAAATGTGGATGTTCTTAACAACCGCGCTTGTATTTACTGGTATGGGATGGTTTATGCGTAGTGATAATGTTGCGTTTGCACAATCAAAAGCAAACACTCAGCAAGTCATTGATACTCTTATTGAGATGGGATACGTTAAAGTTGAAGGCGAAGGCGATGAAGCAGAAATGATTCGTTGGCCAATAGAAGATGAGGAACTATAAATGGAAATACGCGAATCACAAGCAGTTCAATATAATAGACCAAATATTGAATATGAAAAGCAAACAGTAAAAGTAATTATTAAAGCAGATCACAAATATCAATGTGAAGCTGTTCACACATATGATAAGCATGGACAGTTAGTTAATACTGTTATACGAAGTCATGTGATTGGTGAAGCATGACTTCCCACTTTGAATTGTTTTGTATAAGTATTATTAATCCTTCTACAATGGAACGCATTGACCAAGGACAGATGAGAGCAAGAGAAGCTAAAGTTTTTGTTGAAAAAATGGAAGCGCAAGGTGTTCCCGTTGTCGTTCAAGGTATAGAAGGTGACTCATCAACTTTTAACGAATACCTTCTTGATAATTTAGATATATGATTCCTCTCATCGGAACAAGAAAATCAAAATTAGCAATTGCCTATACTCAAAAAGCCCAAAAGCAAATTCCCTTTGAAACATCCACCTTTCTTATTGATTCTAAAGCAGATCTAAACCCAACAACATCTATTGAAGAAATGGGTGGTAAAGGAGTCTTCTGTAAGGAGATAGAACAGGCTTTAATAAATGGCTCGATAGATATTGCAGTACATGCCTTTAAGGATCTAACAAGAGATAACGATGACTTGCTAGAGATTCCGTGCGTACTTTTAAGAAATGATTTCCGAGATTGTTTGATTGGTAATAATAACAACCCAAGAACAATAGGTACAAGTAGTCCACGTAGAATAGCGCAGCTCAAAGACTTATATCCTGCTTCTCAGATCATTCCAATACGTGGCAATATAGATACTCGTATCCAGAAACAAGAGAATGGAGAGTATGACGCGATCGTTCTAGCAAAGGCTGGAGTAGACGAACTTGGATATACTCACAAAGTTTCAAGAATATTTGGAACTGCTGATATGTTACCTGCGCCAGGACAAGGTGTAATCGCAATACAGATGAAAAAAGACAACCGTATGAAAGGTGCTTTATCTAACGTTAACCATTGGGATACTTGGTATACCTGTATGGCTGAAAAAGAAATGCTAAGAGTTATAGATGGAGATTGTCATACTGCTATTGGCGTTCTATCATACATTGAAAATAATACATTACACATGGTTGCGAAAAACTTTGAAACTGAAAAGTTATCAATTCACCACGGACCTAAAACAGAATACATAATGATTGGTTCTGAAGTAGGACTAAACTTATTATGAAAAAAGAAACATTACAAATCCACAAAGAAGTAGCAACTCAAGTTAGCACAGGTCTAGCAATTAACTATCCTCTTAACCTAACATTACTTTATATACTGATAGAACTATATGGAGTAACTAACCCTCTTGTAATAGGCACCACAATCACTCTGATAATGACTGTTATTGCATATACCCGAATCTTTATTCTAAGATCATACTTTAGCAAAAAATACAAAACAAAATCTTAAGATAAAAAAAGGGACCCCGAAGGATCCCTCAAAAGATGTCTAATTAAAATTAGATTCTTATTATTTTATCAAGTGTTTAGAACAAGTTAGCAATTGTAACTTTTCTGTAATACACGTTTGCGTTAGCAGTAAGTGCACCAGAACCTTGAGCAGCTCCATTTGCGAATGGATTAGATACCATACCATAACGGGTTTTGAAACCAATTTTTGGTTGGAAGCTATTCTCACCAACAGCACGAACCATTTGTAATGGAACGTATGGGCAATAGAATAAACCTGCGTCGAATGCAGATGAACCCTTATAACCAACTACTAGGTAGTTAGCGCCTGCGAATGGATCAACATAAACACGGAATCTTCCGTTAAGAACACCAGCAAAAGTATTGCCACTGTCATCAACTTCTAGAGTGTTGCTGTTAAGTGCAGGAGTGTAATCCAAAACACCAGCCATTTGTAAAGCAGAGGCTACGTCAGAAGAACAGATAACCAAGTTACCTTTACCACGACGAGTTGCTTTAGCAATTGCGTTAGCTTCTTGCTCGATTTGGAACATTAGACCTTTGAACTTCTCAACAGACCAACGACCGTTTGCATCAACATCCAGATCAAAAGTACCTGGGGTTGCTGCACCAGCAGCACCAGCAATAGCAACTGCATGGATTGTTCTAATAACTTCACGATTGATTTCCGAAAGGATTTCAGTTTGAAGAATATTAGCCAATTCAGTTTCAGCGTCTAGGCCGTGAACAGCTTTAAGATCCTGAGCAAGCTCAGTAGTGTATTCTGCTTTTAAAGCACGAGTCTTAGCAGATACAGTTACTTTCTCAATTGAGAAGGCCATTTCTGCGTAGTTAGTTCCACCACCGTCGCCTAAGGCTTCAGCAGCTCCAGTTGCCATACCAGCACCAGTAGTAGCAGCTCCGCCAACAGCAGGAAGGCCGTTTGCGTGAGTACCAGCACCAGAATAGTCAGTATCGCTTTCAGCATAAAATGCTTCAGCACCGGCTTGAGTACCATATCTTGCGCGCATTGCGAAGATTAGTCCTGTAGGACCAGTCATAGGCTGAACACCACAGATGTCATATGCAATCATGTTAGGAACCGCACGTCTTACCAATGAGATAAGAATCGGATCGTAACCAGCAACAGGACCTGCTGCAGTTGACGCACCACTATAACCGCCAGTTCCGGCAGCGTTAGATGGGGCTTCTGACAATAGTGAAGTCATGTTTGCAGAAAGATCACCAGTTTCAGCTAGTGCGCGTTCTGTGTTCTCAAGGATAGTAGCAGTAACTGCTTTCCTATGAGAATCCTTAATTGGTGAAAAAGATTCGTGCCCTAGAATTGGCTCCCACTTTTCCACTAGTCTTGTATAGTTATCCATTATGGATCTCCTTTTATATTTAATTAAAATTAAGTTAAATAAACCAAATAATTAATTATTCTTTACTTCTTAGTGTTGAAAGCTTCAACTAGAGAATTGATAGAGGCGTAATCAGAAGATGGTTTAATTACTTCCTGTTCCTCTAGAATAATTTCGTCAGACTCAGATTGAACATCATGTTTTTCAACAAGAGGCTTATCACTGAAGAATGACTCCTTGATTACTGATAGATTCTCTGCATATGCATCAAGATCTACAACGTCAAGCTTTTCAGACAATACTTTCAAACGTTCTACCTGGTTTGCAGATAGTCCTTCTGATAGTTCGTCAAATTTTTGTCCTGCTTTGAAAGTGGCAATTTCTTTTTGTAATTCGATATTCTCGTTTACAAGATCATTGGCTTTCCCTTCCAACTCAGTTACATTTGTTTCTAAGTTTGCGACAACATCAACTGATTCTTCAGAAACAGTTACATTGTGTTCAACAAACAAGTTCTTAAGACCTGTCATTAATGATTCAGCCATCTCAACCTTAATACCGGATTCGATTGCGATCTCATTCTCTGACATCCACTCTGAAACAACGTAATCTAAATACTTATCAACATTTTCAGTAATAGTATCTAATTTCTCAGTTACTGCTTCTTCAAGTGATTCGTCTAAAGACTTTGTTAATTCTTCGCGAATTGACTCAGTTCTTTTGTTAACTTCTTCGTTTAACGCGGCTTCAAATACAAGACTAATCTTGCCTTTGAATTCTTCCGATAAATCTTCGCCTGCGATGATAGATTCGATTGAAGATTCAATAACTACTTCTTCGATAGTTTCTACTTCTTCAACTTCAACTTCTTCAGTTGCTGGTGTTTTAACTTTATCTCCAGCTCCTTTAGGCTCATCAGTTTTGGTTTTCTTTAGCTTATCCTTTTTGCCTTCACCACCTTCTGGGGCTACTGCATCAGGTACACTAGAGACGCCATCATCAGATACGAATGCTTCGTTATTTACGTCTGACATAATTTTCTCCTTTTTTTAATTTGTTTTTCTACAAATAATAATTTTTTGTATTCGACTGTTTTATTTATAAAAGATTAATTTTTCAAAGTACGGATAAATGCCTGGAACATTCCAGCGGCCGCAGCTTCGTCGATTGTCTTCGTTACAGTCCTATATTGTTTTTCTACCTTCTGCTGGATTTCTTCGACCATTTGAGTGGCTCTCCAATTTCCAGAAGCAATATCGTAGTAATACTCTACGTTCTCCATGATTCCATTTACGAACGCATTTGGTGCAGAAGGGTCAGTAACAATATCAACAGTAGAAAGGTGAAAGTCTTTTTGAACTTCCATCACTCCGCCTCTACCTGCCTTGACTGAACCAAGACCACGTGTCGAAACACCGATCTTAACGCCTTCATCTAATAGGCTTTTAACAATTTCCCCCATAGGTGTTGATAAGATTTTAGCCTTACCATAAAAATCGTTATCTTCGCGTCTCATTTCTGTAATTAGATGTGAAACACGATCTCCGTTGATCTGAGGACCATCAGGATGACCTAATTCTCCAAGAGCACGTTTAGTTTCAATGAATTCTTTGTTATAGCGATTCATTTCGTTTTCTAAAGTGGCACTCGGATAAATTCTTCCATTGCGATTTTTTAGATCGCCTTGCATGAAGATTCCTTCAATAAAGTAATTCTTTTTACCGTCTTCTTTAGCTTCGGTAATTACTTCTACGGAATCGTCTCTATATTCTGTTATTAAATTCATAATAGTTTCCTTTATGTGTAGTGGGCAACGCCAACCATTAATACTGCGGTGGCTGCGGTTAAGGTATCTGTTGAATCTTTCTTAACAAATGATTGCCCAGAACTTGCAGTAAATGTACCAAGAACATCTCCGCCAACATTCTTATGAGTAATAAGTATACCTGCAGCAGTTGCGTTAAATAATCTAACGAGAGTTGCTGTACCAATATTATCAGCAGCTGTTATAGAAGCTTCAGTACCTTTAACTTTAATTATACTAGGCATTACGCGTTCTCCTTCGCAAACTCAAGGATTTCACTATAGCCTGCTTCGTCAGCAACTAATACACTATACATTTCTTTCGTATTTGTTTCTGTTAGTTCACTGAACATTTTATTTAAAACAGTTGCATCGTCTTCTGATACTTCTATTACTGTTTCGCTTTGTAATTCAAATGATCCTGCTTCAATTGATTCGTAAGACATTGGAGCTTTATACATCTTTGAAGCTGATAGAGGTTTACTGTTAACCATTTGGTCGCCTTTAGAATAAGCATATAATGATTTAACATTACTGAATACTTCAGCTAATTTATTCTGCCACCATTCTTCAGGATCTTGTCCTTCAGATTTAAGGTAATCACCAATCTCTTCAGAAGCATAAGTAATGAAGTGTAATTGTTTCTGCATCATTGGAATTTCTTGCTGGGGACTTTCAAGCAATTCTTCCTCTGTTGAAACTTTACTTAACATTTCTTTAAATGTCATTGATAGAGTTTTACCATTACTGTCTTTAATAGTAACTTGTGTTGGAGAAGGTTTAGGCTTCTTAATTGCTTTAGCTTCAGGTTCTAAAGAATCCTTATTATCTTTCGCATCAACTTTATCTTCTTTAGTTGTTGCTTTCTTAACAGGTTTCTTTTCGGCGGTTAAACTATCTGAACAACCACCTTCTTTAACGGCTTCGATTTTGTTATTACAGCAAGAACATGTTTTGCCAATCTCTGATGCTTCATGCTTTCCAGCACAATGACCACAGTCAGGACCACAGCCACAAGAAGCTTCCATGGCTTCTTCCATTTCTTCGCCGTCGTCTTTCTTATCGTCTTTCTTTTTATTGACTCCAAGAATTTCAGTAATTGATTTTTTAACAATATTACTATCTTCAGCAACTTGTTTGCCAGCGCCTGCACGTTGAGGTAATGTATTATCTACTTTAGTTTTATACGCTTTGTCGTAATCAGCTTCATCATTAACCTTATCAGCTGGACGTTTGCCGTCCGTGATACCAGGTATCTCTCCGCTGAAAACGTGGTCAGGTGCAACAGGATGAGGGATTACCTCAATTGTATGTTGATCCTTAAAGCGCTTTTCTTCAGGAGCCACTGGTTGGGCTACCTCTGAAACAAGATCTTTAAAATTTTTCATGTTTAGTCCCTAATTTAATATTCTTCTGTACTTTTATTTATATCTTTAAAAGGCATCGTCTGTAGTATGACCACCAGCAGCGGTTTCATCTGCAATCTGGTCTTCCATAGTCTGCTGCTGTTCTTCTGTCATTTGAAGTACGTTAGCAGTAATCCACTGATGAGAGAAATACTTACCTGTATAATCAGATATATCTCTAAGAGTATTTAATCGTTCTCTCAAAATCTCAGATTCTTTCAACTCTTCAAAGTAATTATCCTTAACAAAGTCATAACGAATATCATTTTTAATTTCGTTAAACTCTTCAGGTGTCAAAATACCTTTGAGTACCAATTGCTTCTCAAGTACCATACTGAATACCCAAGAAAAGCGATTACGGATCCTTCTAATAAATTTTCCAAACTTTAGTTCATCACGAGTAATCTCAGATGTTCTACCAAAAGTCGCCATGGCTTCTGGTTCTAAACGAGATAAGGGTACTTTCAACGCTTTAAATAATTTTCGTTGAAAATACTCTAAGTTTTCGTTACTGCTCAGTCCTGGTGCGCTACCGCCGGCTAATGTATCAACCTCAGTTGATTTTTCACCACCACGACGAGGGAACCAAAAGTCCTCTGTCATTGTTAACATTTTTCTCGAATCAGTAATCTGTCCTGACTCTGAGTTATACTGTAACTTGTTCTTGTGTCGAGCCATCATATCGCGTAGATATTGTTCTGCCTTATTCTTCGGCAAGTTACCTACATCAATATAAAAAATTCTTCTTTCTGGTGCTCTTGTTAACGTATAAATTATAACAGCATCTTCTAACATTCTTAACTGGTTTAAAGCTTTACTTGCTGGATGTAAATGAGATAGTACTAAACTATTGTTCTCATTCATCAATCCTGAAGTAACTCGAGCAATTGCATCTTTCGAGATCTTAATTCCCGATGTGCTACTTGCCGGAGCACTACTGCCTCCAGTTGTTGTATTCTGAAACCCTGATTCTGAGTACATATAATACTCATTCTTAATCTTCTTAACAGGTATTCCTGAATGAGGATCCTTTTGTTTCTTGTCAACTTCTCGTATTAACTTTAACTTACGAGGATCAACGTACCTTAATTCAATTACACCCTTCTTAACATCTTCAGGGTCAATTATAATATGATAGTTTAATCTCCCATCAACATAAAACTTTTGAAACATATCATAAGAGTTGTTTGTAAAATCAAATAATGCAAGTACATTATCAAATTCTTTTACAATAGCCTTCTTAATCTTATCTGATAAATCTGTTTCTCCTAACGAGATATCAACAACTCTATCATTTGTATCAACACTAATTGCTTCATTCACAACGTCATCAATTGCTTGACTAATTTCAGGTTGCATTGCCATTGAACGATATTTAGTAATAAGGTCAGATTCCGTTTTAGCGGAACCTTCCATATCCAATATCGTGTTATAAAAACCACCAAGCGCATTACCAACGGTAATCGCTCCATCATCATTAGAGGGTTCGGCGAAACTAACTGGTAAAGTTGTATCGTCCTCTCCCCTCTTTATATCAAATCCAAAAATTTTCAAAATATCATCCTATATTATAATTATGTAGTAGGGATTCCAGTGTTACCCTCTACCATCCAAAGATCGTAGCTAAACGTAACATCGAATGATTGTATCCCATCAGTCTCCCAAGACATTGCCTGAGCAGCGATCTCAGTAGGGAATAAACCTTCAAACTTGTAAGTACGTAATGGGTCACCACTTTTACTATACTGCGTAATTAACGCGTTTGATTTGTAATCCTGTGGCAAACTCTGCAAATTAGTATCATGTGAAGCAATACCATTCATCCAAGCTTCCATTGCATTTCTGACTAAGAAATCTTCGTCATTAATAATGGTTACTGACCATTGAGCAAATGTTCTTTCTCCTGCATACTTAATAGTACGACCAAAGTATTTAATTGTGTCAATTGACGCAATACTACTAGCGGGTAGTGTCGAAGCCGATGCCATAAACGGAACTTTGAAATCAGCTGTAGAATCAACAGGGTTTAAGATTTGCACTTGGAAAAGATTGCTACGAGCGCCACCGCCAGTTAACTGGGATTTGAACTCATTTATATTAAATGCCATTCTTTTTCTCCTTTATTTAAAATTATTTATTAAGTTAGTGATCCAACAATTTCTTCGAACTCAACACCCGATCTTGTAGCAACAAAGGTTAACTCAATCACATTGATTGAACGCGCAGGCTTAATAAAGATATTAGCCCTGAACTTACCTGAGTCAATTACTGATGGAGTATTAACTGTTGTATCAGAAACAACCCTAAAATCAACGATTCCTCGCTTACCTTGAATGTCTCTTAAGAATGGTTCAACGATTCCTTTGAATTGCGCTTGAGTAAACTCGTCGTTCAATTCAAACAAGAATGATTCTGCAGCATTGGCAATTGCCTTTTCTACCGCAATAAACAATCTTCGAACATTGATACTATCAAAAGCACTGTTGCCGCCTAATCCTGTCTTATCACCGAATAGGACAACTCCTCTTCCTGATTGAGCCATTACTGGGTTAACTTCATTGCTATATAGTTGATCTCTCTGGGCCTTATTAGGATTAAAGGCAAGTTTGACAACGTTCTTAATAACACCCTTACGGAAACCAGCTGGAGATTCAAAAGGTTCAACTCTTGAAGCAAGACCTGCTATATCACCGTTAAGTGGAGTGTATCTATATACATCGTTATATCTGTCGTATCTGTACTTATAACCTGAATCAATTACAGAGTAAGAAGAACTTGGTAATCCATTCTTAAACGCAATTATATTAGCAAGTTTAGCTTCAGATTTACTTTCATCAACAACATCTGATTTAGCAGGACTGATAAACGCAATTGCGTCTTTTCTATATTCTGCAATGTTTGAGATCAGATATGTACCTAGGTTACCGGTATCATCAGATTTACCACCAAGTACGAATGAAACATCAATTTCGTTAGATGCCTTAAACAAATCGTAACCAGGTGCAAGATCCGCTAGAGTTGCTAGTGATTCAGATCTTCCGTCTGTACCGACGTTTGAACTTGTTATTGATGTATTACCTGAAACTCCATAGCCAGTACCTAATCTTTCATATGTACTTACCTGAGCAGAAGCTTCAAAGTGTACGGTATTTGCTACCTTAACCCACGAAGATTCTTGTTCAATTGCTTCTTTGTAGTAATTTGTTTTACCACTTGATAGCTTAGCTGTTGGGCTAACTGATACATCACTGTATAATTCTAATACCGATCCAGCTGTACCACTGATTTCACCATCAGAATCAAGAACTGCAATATGATAGTTTGCAGCTGCAGGTGCTTTTCCGAATAAATTGCCATAAGCCCATTTTCTTGTAATGGTAAGCTTATTCAAACTCGTTTCAGCCAATAGGTATTTACCGCCTAAAGCTATGGTATGATGAATTGCAGTTGTAAGAACTGTGTTTGCTGTTGGATCTCCCACGGAATCTCTTCCGACTTTGGTTACCGAATTAACAACGATTTCTTGATATCCTACTGAATCGTTACCAATAGTAATGATATCACCATTTTCTATTGTTGTTAATTCATTTGATGGTAGGACTTCGAATGCAACTGTTGCTGCGTTAAAATCAACTGTTTGAGATGTTGCTTGCTGTACTGTATTACCACTAATTCTTGTAGCAGGAATTTCTCCTACAGTAATTTCTGTATTGGTAAAGTTGCTACCCTTAACATATGCTATTTCTAATGAATTACCTAATGCACCTGGGTACAAGGCATCGAATGCTCCGTACGTAGTAAATTCGGCTTGAATTACATTATTTCCATTTCTTTGAATATCAGATGCAGAAGCAGTGGCTGCTCCGTTATCAACTCTTGCTACATATAATGCATTTGCGTATGAAAGGTAATCTGCTCCGACAAAAAATGTTTCATAGTTATCAGCGCTTGGAGTACCAAACCTTGAAACCAATTCATTTTCTGAAGAAACAAGAACTACTTCACCTACAGGACCCCATCTAAACACACCGGCCATTGCTGCAGGTGGTGTCGCGATGGCAGGAACCGATGCTGATGCGTCCACCTCTCTAACAATTACGGAAGGACTTACGGAAAAAGCCATATTATTCTCCTTTAATATTATCTAATTAAATCTTTTGTTACTAATTAATAGTTATCACAGTTTTATTTATAAAAGTTTCTATATCTAAAAACCACTGTTATCAGTCCGATACTCGATCCAACCCTGTGCATCAGGGATATCGTCTCCAGTATCTATAAAGCCGAACGGTAATAATTCTTCGTCAAGCTGTTGTTCTGTTTTTTCTTTCAATTCCGCCAAGGTATTGATGTCTGTTAATTCTCTAAAGAATCGTTGGTCTGATAACCAAGCAAACAATACTAAGGTCATTACCAGATCATCATTATAACCTGATTCTGCCTCGTATGAATTTGCTTTTTTACTAAATCGTGATAACTCCTGTATTGTGTTATAATCTTGTATTATTAACTGATTTTGTTCAATTAATAGTTTCAATATAGAACAACCTTTTGATTTTACGCTTTTTGTTGTTCGTATTCCATGATCTGATCTCTTCCCTCCAAAATTTGATACTTGTTTCCCGGCGCGGCCGTGGTTTTCAGTAAAGAGAAGATTTTCATAGCCGTAATCCATAAAGAGTACATCGGCAACTTGCTCGCCAATATCGTTAATTTCTATTAACACTGCACTCTCATTGTACATCAGCCCTATTCTATATATAACGGAGGCAAAGTCTACTGGACTTATGGTATTATCCTTATATACACATACTTGTTTGTATGGCATTTCCGTTGTATCAATTATATTGAAAGCCGAATAATCGAGTCCTTTACCTCTCGATACATCAACTATCATCACGTATGAACGTTCTTGTTGTACTGCTTCATATTGTGTAATACCTTCAGCCTCATGTAATGGCCTAGACGGTGCAAGTTCTTTGAGTTTGGCACCGCTTATTAGTGTACCTGAGCTTCCTAAGAACTGACAACAGTATTCTTGATTAAATTTTTCATTATCGAAATCTAACGCTTCGAGAGTTTCATCTTTCCACGCATCATCTCGACCAGGTACATCGTACCACATAACCTCAACGTATTCATAACCGTTTGTACCTTCTTTAGCAC